TGCAGCCGAGGCGGTTGTCTTGCTGTCCGTGTCGATCGGTGCCGCATTGACCACTTTGATCACCACCGGGAAAGCCGCGGTCAGAAAATCCGACACGCTTGCGACTTCAACCGTCGAATCAGCCGAGGCGGCGGCGGTGCATACCTTGTCGGCCAGCGCCGAGGCCGTATCCAGATCGGCAATCTGATCAGCGGTCAGAATGGCGGTTTGGGCCTGCAAAGAGAGGATGGTCGGCTGCACCACAGCGCATGCCTTCTTGACCTGAGTGACGAGCTTGGCAGCGGCGGCGGCCGGATCGACGGTAGTCGTGGTACCGGTGGTGACGCAGGCAGACAGCAGGAATGCGGCGGCCAGCGCCGCCATGATGGCGAAACGTTTCATTGTTGATCCAATCAAGTGAGGTTGGCCGGAATGGCCGGGATGGGTGCTACGGGAAACTGCTTATTGCTTGGGACTGGTCAGAACAGCTTTGTAAACACCCAGGCCGATCAAGGTGTCACGCAAAACGCTGACATACTCAGCGGCCGGCGCGTAGCCGGCAATCACCATGCCGCCCCATCCGATCAGGATCAGGGCACCAGCGATAAATTTTTGGTCGATGTCTTTCATGATTTCTCCGGAAGTTTGTCAAAGTCGGCGAGCTTGCGCGCGCGGATCGTTGCGATGACCTTCGCGGCATAGTTCGGGTCGGTGGCATAGCCGGCGGCGGCAATGGCCAGCGTGAATTGCTCTGCGTTGTCGCTATGCAGGAACGCCGGTGCATAGCGCTTGTTGGTCAGTAGGAACTTGCCACGGTCAACCAAGCAGTCGGCCCAATTGGCATAGGCGCGGAATTTCGCTACGATCGGCACCGACTTCCCCTTGATGACCTCATGCGTATCGAACTCGACCACCGGGCCAGTCCACGATTTGTCCGCCTTGATGCCAAAAAGATTGTTTCCCGGAGCTTTCCTTCCCCACCCGCTTTCAAGAGCCGCCTGTGCAATCGTGACGCTGGCCGGAATCTTGGTGACGCGCATGCATTCCTGCGCGCCCGGCGCGATCTGCGCAATAAACTCATCTGGCTTCATGGCTTATCTGCCTTCATATCCAGCTTGTCCTCGATGCGCTCCAGCTTCATGAAAACGGCATCAACAGAGCGACTGAACTGCTCAATCGCTTTGGTGAGGTCATTCTTTGTGCTGAAATTCTCAGAGACATGCAGCTTGTAATCAGCCAATGCGCGCTCAAGATCACGCACATCAGCCACCAACTTGCGAAGCATCCACCAAAGCACGCAGGCAAGAGGCGTTACGAAAACAGTAACTAGCAATTCGACCACCAACTTGATAGTTTCCAGATCGATCATGCAGACACCTCCTCATGCAGGGGCCGGTGTACGATCTTTTCGGCCCAGGCCGCAGCATCAGCAACAACGTCAGTATTGAAGCTGCGATAGGAACCAAGGTGGCCCACGAAGAGATGGCAGTTGACGCCCGCCTTCTTCGCCTCGCAAAGAGTGACCAAGTTCCCCGGATCAAGCTCAAGATCGGGGTGCAGATGAAACGGCCGGATGTGATGTACTTCCAGCGACTCGGAACCGCCACAGACAGCGCACACTGGATGCGCCTCAAGGTGATGCTTGCGCACTGTCGGCCATTTCCCCGAACGTGCAGTTCCGATCGGATGCTTCCCCTTCGTCGCATCAATCAGATGTTTGACTATTGCCATAGAATCTCCAGGCGTAAAAAAGCCCGCGCGCGGCGGGTGTAAAAAAACCACCTCGAGGGTGGCCCAGACTTAGTTAGATGTGAAGCTGGTATTACCAGACGATGGCCTGTGCAGCGGCGATGGTCTTTGCGGCAGCGACCTTGGCCTTGAGCGTGGTCAGCTTCTGAAACGCGACCCATCCCTGTGCCAACATCGCGGCATACAGACCATTGAGATCGGCAAGTGCGAACGGCACCAGTACATTGTCCGCCGATTTCCAGTAGAAGCCTGACGGCACGGCTTGTTGCGTGTTGTAGCCGGTTACTGCCACCAGCAGCACATCCTGGCTATTGCTATCAGCCTGAAATGTTGCGGCAACGCCAGCAGCAGTCGTAAAGCTGACCGATGCCTGAACAGCGGCTGAATACGCTGTCGTAAGCGTTGTGATCTGAGAGGCTTGTGCCTGCGCCAACGTCGGGGCCTGTATATCCTCCACCTGCTCATTGGTCAACTGCGTCATACCTTGTGGCCATGATGGCAGCGATAGCGCTAGCCCATCCATATCATCATGCAAACCACCATTTTCATCTCGCCAAATAGTCATATTTCTTCCTTATTTTGTTGCGATGGGAAGCCCAAAACTCGCCCCCCCAGTGAGCGTTACGGAATAACTCTGATAAGGCGATATGAGCTGTGTGTAGTGGTACGTTCCCGTGGAATTCCCATCTGAAATGATTGTAGAGCCGCCTTTGACGAAGGTCACTGAACCAGTTGATGAGTAAGCCACGCTGAAGTCCACGACAATCGGCTTTGCGGACGTGTTGTAATACGTAGTTCCAGATACCAGCGTTAAACTTTGAGGTGTTTGCCCATATCCCAAAGACTGCATTGCCGCCATAGCCATGCCGCCGCATGGCTGCACCTGCGTTAATGTCCAACCGACACCACTCGTCCATGTGGCGTTGAGATAGCCCTCCACGCGATACGGAGAATTAGCCGCAACCGCCGAGGCCGAATAGATCGTGCTTGCAGACGTTGAGCTTGAGCTGATCGTGGTCGGGCTGATCAGACCCGTTTCGCTGAAATCAATCCCACCAGAAATATTTGCAAAGCAAAGCACTGGCACGCCGGCGTTGTAAGCAACCAGCACGATCAGTTGCGTGGCAACTCCTGTAGTCGCCCCCAGAGAAGCGGCAATGTTCGGGATAGCAATTGACAGCGCACCTGTATTGATTGCGATCCCGCTGCCAGTGGTCAGCGTTGCATTTCTGAACATAAGCGGCATTGCTGCCAGGTTCGCCGTAATCAAATTCGATGAAACGCTTGCGGTCAGAGGCGTCAGTTGTGGAGCAACCCCCGTTGCCGGATTCAACATCACCAGCGTGCCGGCGGTGGGATTGTAGGCATATTCTCCTGGATACCCTGCTCCCGGGATGTCACCGGTGGCAAGAGCCACGCCCGCCCCCTTTGTCACCGAAATAGAGGTTTGAGCCACGCCACCCAAGGTGAGCACAGCAGTAACCGGCCCAGTATTGGCGGCCGCAGCAACGATAGTGAATGGCTGGCCGGCCACATAAGCGCTCGGACTGAATGGGAATGCGGCAGTAATTGCATTGGCAGCGCCGCCGGCGGTGGCCGTGCCGAGCGAACCAGATGCGATCTGACCTGCTGCCACGGCATGCTGACTAGCCGTAGCATTGGCGACCTGCATAGGCGCTCCAGAGCAGTATCGCAACTCATAGGAGCTGATTGCATTACGCCGGATAAAAAGCGCATAACCACCAGCCTGCAGCTCGCCGCCTTGCAGTGCCACGCCGCCGAGACCAACCACGGCCGATGCCGTGACGGCACCGTAGTTGGGAGTGAACGTAGTGGCACCTGTATTCGTGGACGCAATTTTTACAAGAAACGGCTGCCCATCCGCCACGACAGTCACCGGCAATGGAAATGCCGCGCGCACAGCGTTGGCCGCGCCTGAATCGGTGCCATATTGCAGATTTCCGGAAATAATTGATTGCAGCAAGCCGTTTGGCAGAATAGATGCCCCTGCGTACTGCGTAATGTTTGCAGTTGTAATCGTAGTTTGCGCATAGGCAACCGTGACGACCCACAGACCGATGTAGCCAGAATCTGGGGAAGGCGTTGTTTGTGAGCCTGTTGTTGCGGCAGTTCCCGCCTTCACTTGCAAGGACACGATCCCTTTGCGGAAAGTGTTACTTGTTGCTCCGGAGCCATTCGGCCCCTGATATGGCGACGATGGCGTGCTTGCATTGTAGAACGGAAGTACCACTGGGCTAGCGCCAGTCGTCGGATCAATTGACACGTCCGAGTCTGCATAACTGGCTTCGATCAGATAGTTGATCGACTGCCCGGACGTCGTAGGCGCAGCGAACGCGGTGATGCCAGTGGATGAATTCGGTACTACCACCGTATCCAAGGCAATGCCCTGTTTCATGATGGTATGCGCGGTATCTGCCGGCAATGTGCCGCATGCGGTCGCCTCCAACTGCGCGGCTTGGTAAATTTCGCCGGCAGCGATGTTCACGAACATGGTTGCTACAGATTGCTGTGTGCAGGCCAAGCCATTAACAACCGCCGTGCTGCCGAACATGGTGGAAATCACCTTGCCCAGCGCGACCATCTTGTTCTGGTCTGGCTTGCTGAAATTCCATTCCAGAATCGACTGTCCGACATAGGTCTCGATACGATCCATATAAAGCGTTCTCCAATGAAAAAAACCCGCATTTGCGGGTTTTGGGATGTAGTGTTTTGCGTGTTATGCCGGATTAGTGATGCCTACCCAGGCAGTAATGCCGGCAGCGCGCGTGGCATTGATGGCTGCGTAAATATCAGCATCTGATGCCGCACTGGTATATGCAGAGAGCGATCCAGTGTAGGACGTTGCCAGCGGCGTATCCATGGCCGTGATCTTTGGCGAGTCAGTAAAACCCATCCCCAAAGACTCGCCCTGCTGTTGCGGCCGGTAGGCGGTCACCAGCACTGTATAAGGCATTGCCACAGATCCCATGCGCGCCACACCGCAGTATCCTGGCGATGTAGGTGCGTTCATGGCTCCCGAATCGTTGGGCATGCCAGGCTCAAATATCGTGGGGGCGTAACCTGTCAACGTAGTTAGCACCGATATGTACGCCTTGCGGGTCGCTCGCTCCTGAAAAAGATTGGCGCGTATCCGGGCCAAGAATGCGGCATCTGCTTCCCCAGTCTTGCGCGGCAAGGCATCGCCAAAGAAATCGTAGGAAATCAGATCAAGCCATGCATCCGTTGCCGTCAAGATCCGGGTCTGAGCCTTGGCGTAAATAAACAAGGCATACGACACCGCCAGAACTGATGAAATACCAGCGAGCAGCCCCTCAAGGATCGGCGCTGAATCAGGAAACCACCCGGCTGGCAAATAACTACGCAGGCGGGTGAGAATGTCATCACTATCACCTGTCGCCATCAGCTCACCGTTACCGAGGTTGTTTTGATCTCTTGCACGCCGCTTGCGGTCAGATCCGCAGTGCCGCCATTCAGTGTCCAGCTGGTCACGTTCGTCACATATGACGAGGCACCATAAGCAATGGTGGCCAGATAGCTGTACTTCAACGACGATCCCATGGCCAAGCTATTGATGTAGGCCAAAATTGCAGCTTGCACGGTAGCCGTAACAGTCGAGTGCGCCGGCGCATCTGTGGCTGTGGACGTCGTAATGTTCATGACTACGATGGCCGATAGCAGTGTCGGGCCATACACGCCATAAGTGATCCCAGCAGCACGGGTTGACTCGACAGCGCTGGCCACAGAATTCTTAACATCTGACGATGGCGCGCCGGTGCCGTCATCAACCACGACAGTCAAGAGACCGGTCTGAGATGTTCCGCTGAATGTTTGATTTTCGATAATTTTGTAAGTCAGCCCCTGCTTTACGGACAAAATTGCAGCGCCAATCGCCGCCAGAGTCGCCTTGGACAAGCCGGCCAGATAAAGAATGAACCGCGTGCGTGCTGCAGCATCAGTTTCAGCATCGTAGCCATTGGTAAAAGCATTGGCATTCGTGACGTAATCGACCCCAGAAATCGACACCACCAAGTCGCTGATAGCCGCTGCCGCCACATTACCTGCCGCGCCTGCAGTCAGACATTGAACCGTCACATTGACACTGGCCGGGCCGGCCGGAATGACATAGGCCGCCTGAGTGGCGTCATATGCCGAATTCGTTGTGTCTGCAATTACTGCGAATTGCACGCTGCCATCGGCGCTTTGCACCGTTGCCGTGGTACCCACTGGAATCACCGCCTGATTCGTTGGCGTGTAACGTGAAAATGTTTCTTGCCCGGAAGAGGCATTCGCCGCCAATCGCGTGAAACCGAAGTCCGCAAACCATGAGTCAAGATCAGTGCCACTAGATGTAGCCGCGCGCGTCACCGCCAGCAACGCCAGAATCATGCCCTGGAACCACAGCGCAACCCCAGCCATGGCCTGCCCGATCGACAATAAGGTCGAGCCTTCGCTAAAATCAATCAACTTGGCAGCCCGCCCTTGTACGGCCGTCGCGAAATTTTGGACGATCTCGGTAAAGGAGTAAGTCTGCATCATTGGCTCACATCAAAATTGAGGATTACCGGCTCACCGGTATTTGCATCGTTGTAGCTGATCACGGCACCCAGGACGTCGCCACTGGAAATCAATTGAACGTTGGGCGTAACAGGTGCCTGAGAGACGCTAGATTCCAGCTGCATTTGCGCCTTGATCTGCGCGATAGTTTCAGGAATATTGACCGGCGAACCGACCCGACGACCAAGCCCGGCACCATAGTCGCTGGCAAACGTGTAATCCGGCGATGCCGTCACATTGCCGGCGCTATCAGTGAGGGCCGGATTTGTCAGCAACCGCCGGTAGCAGCGCTGCTCTCCAGTGGTAGTCACGTCCGCGACAAGCAAGTCACCTGTCGCGGAAGCTTGCAGATCGGAACCGTAATAATGCGAAACGTCGTACATGGGAATCCTTAGTTCGGCTGGTCGGTATTGTTGCCAGCGCCGTTTTCATGGTGCGTATGGGTCGATACCGACTTGCCTGCCGCAGTGACATCATTTGTCACGCTCAGAGGGCCGATCAGGGTTGCCCTGGTCGATCCTCCTGATGTATTGGTTTGCGATATTGGGCCATTCAGCGCAATAGAACCGTTCAACGTAATTGTCGGTGCCGTCATGCTGATACTTCCCGTTGCTGCAGCATTCAAATTGCCGCCAGCAGTGACATCGACATCGCCGCCGGCAGTAACCACAATATTGCCGGCAGCTGATACCTCCACATCACCACTACTGACCAATTTGACGAACGAGCCAGACGTATGCATCGCCCAAATCTCTCCCGACGGCACCGATATTGCTTGATTCGATGTAGAGAAGAATCGCCCAATGATCACGCCGGAATTGAAATCCCCCTCCGGGAACATCACCAGCACCATGTCGCCAATGCCGGGCCCGATGGCGACACCAAAGCCATTACCAACACCAAGCGCCCCCAGTGCCATCCAGACACTCTCTACACCTTCTGGCTGAATCATCACTTTCACGGCCGGCGCATCTGGGTCGTAGCTACTGATTACGCCCCATCTCGGCATTGATAATTCGTTCTGCGCCAGCCCGGCTTGCGCACGCATAGCATTACTTAGCTGATCAAATCCATTCATAGCGCCCCGATTTCCGATTCTGGCGAGTGATTCTTTGCCGATGCACGCATAACCCAGCCACCATCGACCGACATTGATCGGCTGATAGAGTCAGGGTAATAAAGCTGGTTAAACGCGGTGTTCGTGCCATCCAATTGAACAACCGAAGTGGTGTCTAGTGAGTCGTCAGGCGGCATCTCGAAACTTATCTTCATTTCATGCTGGATCAGTTGCGCATATAGCTTTTGCGCCTCTTGCGTAGCCTGCTCCTGAGTCAAATTTCCAATTGTTCTCCAATAAATTTGAGTTCCCCCAAAGATGCTGGATTTACCGGCCTGAATCGTCTTTGACTTGCCCGGAAACTGCGCCGTGAAGCCCTTTTGCTGCTTTTGATTCCACGACCGAATCACCACCTCAATTCCGCGTGAAACCGTCAGACCGCGCGTGCATTGCAGGTTTTCAAAGTTCGCGGTGGGCGCGCCACCATTAACGCCGTCTTGCCAGATCAATTTGAAAGGTGTTGATGTTTCGCTCGGCCCCGGCCCGAAATACAGGGTGGTGCCGCGCACATAAACAATGAAACCCTCGTTTCCTGCCAGATAACACAGCACATCCCACTCGCTGCGTGAATCGACCATGTTGGAATGATCAATTTCGTAGAATTTTCCAGCTTTGATCGTCGTCGCGGTTACAACCGCTGTCAACCCATGGCTTGTAGCCAACTGCGTGGCAATCTGCGATGAAGTCAAGTTGACCCATTTCTGCGTCGTTTTCGTATCAATGAAGACCCGCGTTAAATCCCGGCCGCTCACCTCAATCGTGCCGGCCACAGGGTCGAATGAAATTTCATCGACTTGTCCGTAAATCCAACTTTTCAGCTCAGCAGCACTGAATGACGTCGGGTCGGCAGGCTCGCCGGCAAACAGCTCGACATACATATCGACCTGCTTCGAAAACCAATTCTTGTCACGATCCGCCGGAAGACCATCTACAACAAACACTACCCGGAATGTATCAGCCGAAAAATAGTTGTTGTTATCGACCTCGAAATAGGTCCATCCCTCAATCGCGGTTCCGTTGAGCTGCACGATCCCGCGCGGCTGTGCAGACAGCTGCGTTGTTGAATTTGTTGCCATTGGGTTACGCTT